CATGGCACGGGCCAGAGACTTGGTGTAGCGAGCAGACAGGCTGTCGTACAGGTTGTCTTCCATCGCCTCTTCGGTGATGGAGAAGCCCAGAGCGATGGTCTCGTGGTTGTAACGAGCGGTGAAGGCTTCCTGCGCATTGTCATACGCAATTGCCGAACCTTCGTTCTTCACGGGAGCAGCGCCGAAGCCAGCCAGCTTGGTCTCCTCTTCAAAGCTACGCTCCGATTTCTCGGTTTCGTAGATCTCTTTGTGCTCTTCGCCGTAACGGGCGTATTCCATGCCGAACAGGGCGTTCAGACCGGGCAGAAGCTCCTTAAGGAGTTGTGCGCGTGAAATTGCCATTGGTCAGTCTCCTTATACGCCAGTAGCGTTTTCGTACTGGTGCATCCCAAAGTTCCACTTGACGATAACCTCGGTGTAATTACCAGGGTTAGCCGCCTGAGCGGTTTCGGGCACGACATCAATGATGCGCACCGGCAGAGTGTTGGTGGTAGCAGTGGTAGCACTGATAGCGACACGCGAGTTGCCGTTCGTGGTGTTACCAGCGTTCTGCACCAGTGCCGAGTTGTTACCCACAGCGGTACGGTTCACGTAGCCGATGGTGGTGCCCGACGAGACAACGGCAACCTTGAACAGGGTGTCGGGGTCATCGCAGACATAGGCAACAATGTCGGTGGCGACAGTGTTGGCCGGGAGGTATTGACGGAAGGTCTTACCGAACACCGGGTCGGTGAACGAGCAACCAAGGAAAACACCAACCGGAGTAGCAGTCGAAGTACCGGTGTCCTTCACCAGAGTACCCGTGTCCGCGAGCTTGACGACGTCTCCGAAGAAGATCGACGTACCGTAGCCCGAGGCAACCGGAATCTGACGAGTGGCACCAGCAAATACCTGCCCGCCGATCAGATTGATCGGGATCAGCCCGTAGGGGGCCGAAACAGTAGGATATGCCATTTTAAGCTCCTAGCTTATCTGCCTGAACCAAACGAAGTCGTAGACCGCTTTTCCTTGAAGAGGGGCATACGAGCATCGCTCTCACGCATGAAGTTGTTGTCCACGGACTCCATCTGGGCCTGATTTTTGCCTGCGTAGTAGTTGTTACGCTGCTCCATCAGTTCCTTCGGGGCCTTACACAGCAACAGTCCTGCGACCTCAATGTTGTCTTTGAAACGGCTGTCGGGATCGACCATCATCTGGAACTTCGGCTGCTCCTCGATCCGGACCGGTTCCCAACCTTCTCTCATCTTAGACGAGATATTGCGGGCATCGTTCTGGCCTTGGGAGGAGACGCGCACCCAACGGTACACGTAACCCGGCAGCTTATCCGGCTCTGGCAACGTTGAGGCAGGCTGCCAGACCTTGGGGCGTTCCGTCTGTTCGCGCGTTTTGCGAGGTGCCCGAGTATTACCCAAGGATTCCTCTATTTCAGCATCAAATCCACGTTCAGTCATCTTAGTTCTCCATCTTCATAAGTTCACGAGCGTATTGCTCGGGAGTCAGACCCAGCTTCTTTGCAATCGCAATCTGGGACTGTTTCAGCACGATCTTCTTGGGGGATCGGCTGCGTGAAGCGGGAGCGACAACTGACGCTGCGGGTTTTGCTTCGCGCGATGGGGCCGCTTCTTCCCCGAAATAATCGGGGAAACGACGACGCATAGTTTTGTCTACCGCCGCCCAATATTCGTCGGTTCCCACAAACTGTGGACCCCGTTCATTTACGAGCTTCTGGTGAAGCCCGAGAGCCGACGCGGTCATCTCCGGGTCTGATCCGTACCAGCTATTGCGCTCTTGCCACGCCATAGTTTTGGTATCGGGACGCGGAACTTGAGGCGTCTGTACAGGAACTTGTACCTCTTGCTCTACTTCTTGTAAAGTAGGGCGATAAGAATTAAGCTGCTGGAGCTTGAAAGACGCGCTATTCAACTGCTCTTGCGCTTCGATTATCTTATCGGTGTCACCTAGTTCATAGGCTTCACGGTAGGCACGTTTAGCAGCTTCTGCTTCGTACGATGCGGCCTGCTTATAGCTCTCAAGCAAGCTCATTTCGCCGTTGCTTAGCGTAGACCTAAGGCGTCGATTTTCTTCAAGCAGGCGTTGCGCAGCGGAGAGGGCCTCCTGCTGTTCACGGAGTACACGCTCCTTCTCGCGGCGCTCGTCGTGCCAGACCTTCTTCATCTGCTTGAGGCGCGTCTTGACCTTCTCGGAGTACTCTTCGAGTTCGTCGTTCTCAAGCTCTTCGACGATCTCCTTAGGCATAGGCTCACGCCCACGGTCCTCAGGAGGAGTATCGTCTTCTACATCAATTTCAGGCGTATTATCATCAGGAACAGGGGTGTTCTCTACGATCTCACCTTCGATTTCAAAATCGAAGTCGTCATCATTCGGCTTACTGGCCATGCTTCTTCTCCTTTGTACGGGTTACGCCCGTTAAGCGCGCGAAATACCGCGAGGGTCCTCGACCACGCCTTCGACGGCGTCGTCGTTAATCATCCTGAACTCACGTCCGTGGATTTTGATGCGGCTACCAGCCATCGGGCGGGTGATGATGAAGTCACCTTCCTTGCACCACGGGCCAGATGGGAAGCGCTTCTCGTCCTTGTAGGCATCAGGGCCAACCTTGAGAACGAACAGTACCGGAGTGGTGAGCTCTTCATACTGCTTGGTGATGTCGGCCTTGAAGAGGCCACCTTCGGTCTTTTCTTCGACGTCAGGGACTGCACACAGGATGCGGTAACCACTCGGTTCCGGAAGCTGCTTGGCTTTGCGCTCCTCCGAGTCGGGCAGCACGGTAGTGTTGCCGTCAGCGTCAGCGAGCAGGAACTCGGGCACCTTCGGCAGAGTCTTGTCCCCTGCATCAATCATCGTCATTCTCCATCTTCTGCGCCGTGTCTGCAAACAAGGCGTTAGCAATCATCAGCCCACGGATGATCCCGCAGGCGTACATATACTCACCATGGTCTTTTGCAGTGCCACGAGCGAGATCAGCGCTCAGCACGTCGATCTCGTCCTGCACCTTACCTGATAGGTATTTCAGTAAGTCATTGCTCATTTATTCTCCTCAGGCTTACTCTCAGAAACAGGGGGTTTCTCAGGTTCTTGGGTGGGCTGCATCTGGGCCGCGCTACGGGCTACTTCGATACCCATGCGAAGCCCAGCTTCTTGCTGTTTTGCAGACAGGTTGGCCTTGTCGGTGGCGATCTTTGCCCCGACCTGCAGCCCGGCGATTTCCTTCTGTGCGGCGATGCGCTCGCGCTCGATCTCGATCTTGTCGTTCTTCTCGGCAGCCTCGACCATGAACTTCTGCTGCTTAAGCTGCAGTTCCTGAGCCTTCAGCTGGAGCTCCATCTGCTGCATCTGGACAATCGGGTCCTGCTGAGCCTGCTGAGCCTGCTGCTGGGCAGCTTCAGCCTGGTTCTTCTGCAATAGTTGCTGCGCTGCGGCAGCGGCAAGGCGCGAAATCGCCAGTTCGGTATCTTCGTTCATTTCCGCATCTGGCGGCGGCAGCGGGACACCGGCCTGCTCTTCGATCTGCTTGCGGTACTCAAACGCCAAGTGCTCTTGGATATGGGCCGCCATGGCACCCATCATAGCCTGCGCGTTAGGTGACTGCCCAACCATCTTGGCGAGTTTCGGGTCCTGTATGGCCGCCATGTGAACCGTGATGTGGGCCTCATGGTCTTGGTAGATGAACGCCTTCACCGGCTTGCCGTTGATGATGTCCATGTTCTCCGAGACGGGGTCACGCGGCTTGCGGTCCTCATCGTCGGCCATCGGGACGAGCTTCTGGGCGTTCTTAATCCCCAGCACTTCGAGCATCTGGCGGTGCAGGTACGGCAGGTCATAAAGCTGCGGCGCGCTCTGTGCTAGCTGGATAACTGCCTGGTACTGGACGATCTTCTGCGCCATTGTGGCAGCATTGGGGTCCGATACCGGGATGACCTCGACGTTGTCGTAGTCGCTCTTCTTAGCCTTCCGGCTGCCTTCTTCCGGCTCGTACGGGTACGAGTCAGGCGTGTAATCACGGATGATGCCCTTGAGGAGCTTGAACTCCTGCTTCATCGCGTAATGAACACGTGCCTGCACAGCTGACATCATCTTCAGCGTGCGTTCGAGGATGGCTAGCGTCGTACCGACCGGAGCCTGCGACGACATGTCGGAAATCTTCATATCGGCCGCACCAGCGAACTTGCGGCCTTCTTCGACGATGGTGCCAAGCAGCTGATACAGGACGCCCGAGGGCTCCTTATACGGCAGTGGCATGATGTTATCGCGCATCGTACCCGATGCCACATCCACGTCGCGCCACTCAGCAGGGCTGATCGGCGTGTCGTCGCCCTTTACCCGTAGACCTTTAGTTTTGAAGCCACCCGGTAGGTTAGATAGAGTACCAGCATCAACAAGCTGACGAATAATACTGGTACCAGACTTAGCAAAAGCACCAATGAGGTGGATAAGTCCAAAAGCATAGAAACCAAAACCCGGAACGTACGAGTAGTGTACGAAGTGGTTGCGCTTCGCCTTCTTCTTGTCCTCGGGGTCCCAGTTGCGGCGGATGGACAAGATGGTTGCTGTGGCCTTATCGAGGGTGACGACGTATGGGAGTGCGACATCTGCGTCCTCCTTGTCACGAAACCGGTCATCCTCGATCACCAGATCGACGTGCATCTCCAGCAGCTTGTACCGGTCATCAGTCTCGGCGCGAAAACCGAGCTTTTCCGCGATTTTCTTCTCGATCTCGTCGAGGGTGTTGGTCGGCTCGCCAAGGTCTACGTCAATATAGAAGCCGTCGCGCTGGAGCTTGTTAAGCTCGTTCTTGGTCTTGCGCATCACATGGGTGACACGCTCAGCAGTCTCCAGACTGCTCGCGCCATACGGGACTACAACGTCATCGGCAGTGACGTACATAGCGACCTGACGACCGAGTGATGGGTCATAGTACACCTTCTTGAACGCATTACCTGCGAGGCCCAACCCCCACAGCATACGCTCATGCTCAGGCCGATACTCGACCATCACATCGGTCAACTGGTAATTCATGTCATCCTGCACGCGAGCAGCCGCATCGCGCTTGGCAGGGGTCTCGCGGCCAATGATTTGCGTCCGCACAGGCCCTTGGGCCGGGAACGTCTCCATCATGGTTTCGGCTTGGAACTTGACGACCGATTCAGCCAGCAGCGGGTGGTATACACCGCATGCACCGGGCCACGGCTCCGTCCGGTCCTCAATCTTCAGGCCCAGTAGCTCAAGGCCGTCTACATAAGTCTGGACCCAGTCGCTGCGGCTATTGACGTCCTCGTCGAACTCACCGACTAGATCGCCCGCCAGTTCAGCAAGTTGACCTTCGTCAAGGATTTCCGCGAGGTTCTCGTTGAACTCGTCCTCACCCTCGCCTTCACCTGGCTCAATCTCGATCTCCATACCGCCCATGCGGATATCGACCTCTTCGGGGTCCTCGATCTCAATCTCGATGTCAGGCTCGGGCATATTCACACCCGGTACAACGCCAGAAGCGAGCGTAGCGTCAAGGCCCAGGGGGGCCTGATTGAGCGACTTGTCAACGGCCACTTACTTACCCTTCTTCTTGGTCACCTTGGCTACCGTCTTGGCGACAGCAACGACGGGCGAAACAGCTGCAGCTACGCTGCCAACAGTAGCCGCGACATCAGCCACGTCCTCTACTGCATCCTCGATCACGTCGAAGATGTTCTTCTTCTCCGGCTTTGGCGCGATGTTGACCTCGATAAGCTCAAGCTCGTTCACGTACTTTACAGCATCAGCGAACGGAACACCGGCAGCGCGGGTCTCGTTAAAAGCAATCCGCTGTTCAGGACGCCACTTGGCCCACTGCGTCTTGCCGATTGGGAAAAGAGCCTTGACTTCGGCCATTAGTAGTACCCCCTGTTGCGGTTTGACCTGAAATACTGGATTTCATCCGGTTCGTCCAGCGTAGTACTTACGTAGCCTCCGCGCCGGAAGCGGTGCATGGCCATAGATACGGTATCGACGTAGTCGTCGTGACTGCCAGCGGGGAACTCAGCGACTTCATCAATCACTTCTTCGGCCCACCGAGTAGCAGGAGCCCATACCCGTCCAGACGCAAAGAGGTCGCTCACAGCGTTCAAACGCGAAATCTTGTCGTTCCCCCTCGTCGGGGTAAATTCCTGTACCGGTATCCCCATGGCTCTCATCTCGTAGATCAAAGGCGCACCGGAAGCCTTCTTTTCGATGATTATGCTGTCCGGGTCCCAATCCCGATACTCCTCGATGGCCACACGTTTGAGTTCGGGGAACTCCATACGGTCGCGAAAGGCGTTGAGCAGGATAATATTGGCCTGATCTGTACCGCTGTCATCTGGGTGGTAGAACACACCCCACGTCGTGCAGGCACTGAAGTCAGCGCGGCTCGTCTTTTCGAACGCGGTATCCCAACACTGGAGGATAAAGTCACAGCTTGGCGGGTTCTCGTGTGGCCATTCCTGCCACCACTCGCGCTTCACGATAGCGGCGCTTTCCGAGACTGGGTTCTGCTGGTACTGCGCCATCCACTTCGAGTTAGGGACGTCGCGCTTGACCTTTTCGAGTTCGCTCAGTTCCCAGAACTCAGGCCACAGCGGCTTGCCTGAAGGGAGAATAGCTGGAAATTCAATAACTTCCCACTCGCCGATGCTCTCGTTGGCAGCTGCATCCTTGAGTATCTGTCCGGTCAGGTCGCGCTTCGACCACCGCGTCATGACGATGACGATGGAGCCACCGGGCTGGAGGCGCTGACGAGGGCCGGAAGTGTACCACTCGTAGGTCTTGTCGTAAATATCTGGGTTAACTTCGGCTAGGGCCGCTTCCTGTTCCGAGTGCGGGTCGTCGATGATGAGGACGTCTGCACCTTTACCGGTGACGGCACCGCCAATACCGATAGCGAAATAGTCGCCCTGCTTATTAGTGTTCCATCGGCCAGCCGCTTTGGAGTCTGATGCCAGTGCAAGATCAGGAAAGATCGACTTGTAAGCCTCGGTATCGACCAAGTTACGGACCTTACGACCGAAGCCGACTGCGAGTTCTGCGGTGTGCGAGCACTGGATGATCTTCTTGTGCGGGTACTTCCCCAGAAACCAAGCAGGCAGAAGATAAGAGGCAAACTCAGACTTAGTGTGGCGAGGAGGCATATTAATAATAAGCCTCTTGCACTCGCCCCGAGCCACCCGCTCAAACGCATCAGCCATCCGCGCATGGTGCCTCCCCGCAATAAATGTCGGCCACACTTCCTTCACGAAGCCAAGGAACTTATCCTGCGCCATCTGAGTGGTGCGCATCTCGTACAGCTTCTCTAGCTCCGCCAGCAGTTTCTCCTGCTCGCGTGCTGGCAGCTTGGGCAATATCGACGGGATGTCGTCGAGACTAATCTCGTCCAACAGCTTCTTGCTTGGCCGCCCCCGTTTTGCCATTAGTCGTCGCTCTCCGACGCTTCTTCCTCTTCGGGTGGCGGGATATACCGCCCCAGTTCCTCATCCAAGTCCTCACTTGTCGTGGGCATGTCGATGGTCTGGGCATTTAGTAACCGCTTAACTCGCTCCTTGATGGCCGCTTCCAGCGCATCAGGCGACTTATAATTGACGGTAATCTCGCTGCGCTCAGTAAACAGGCTGATATCCGAGTGCTTACCCAGAAGCTCCAGAGCGCGTAACTCGTATTTAGTATCCCCGCAGTTTGCGATTTCGAGCAGCTTATTGGTTAGTGCCGCACGCACTTCCATCACGTCATGCGCCAGATTGTGCCCATAGTTCTTGATGAACGCAGATGCCGCCATGGCAGCGGGGTAGGACTTCAGTGCGTCCTTGTTCTGGTCTTTGAGGGCCGATTTGATGAGGGCTTTTTCCTTGGCGAGGGTCTTCTCGTCCACCTCTAAGGGTGCGCCAAGTTCTTCCAGAATGTCTGCGGTGTTCGCTGCAACAGCCACTTCGTCCAAGAAGGGCAAGTCCAAGTCCTCGTCGAGATCATACGGAACGGGATGTTCGTCAGTTGGTTCGACTTTTACGACTGGCATGTGCAGCGTCCGGTTTGAGGGAGCAGGCCGCTATATAACCATGGGGGAGGGGGTAAGTAAAGAGGCCCCGGTTTAGCGACAACATCCGGGGCCTCCAAGGTGGGGTATTCGCGGGTATGCCCTAAAAGGACAAAAATATTAGTAGTACCGAATTAGATATTGTCAACGGGTCCCATGACGGGGGGTCTTCGCTGTACGAAGCGCCGGATGAGCGGTGACTAAATGTAAGGGGGGAGGGGGGTGCGAGCTTCAAATCTGCGTGGGAGAATGTGCATATTATTATGTAATAGGGAATGGCGGAGTCCCGTCGCGCGCGGGCGGGGGTGGGGGTGGGTACGGGTGCGCGCGCGTGGTTTTAATATACCCCGCCCCTATGTGCGCGAAGTTATATTCCCGGCGCGTATGCACGTTTGCTTTGCTAGGTTCCGATTGGGTTGCGCATTGTGCTGGCAATGCCCTTGCAAAATTATTTTGTTTTTTGTGTTGACAATGTCTAATCGGTTGGGTATTGGTTGGTTTATCGGGACGGATTGGCCCGACAACACAAGCCGGAAGGATTGAATTATGCTTAACGTAATCATTCAAGACATTGCCACCAACGCAATTGCTATCCTGTTTTGGGTATCGCTTGGCGCGTATGGATTGCGCCGGATTGCAAAGGCCAACTAATCCCAACCCATTTGGAGTAATGGACATGACAAACCTAATCAAATGCGAGCGTATCACCAACGCGAATGGTGCAATCGGATTGCGCCGATTGGATATCGAAGAGATCGAACCTAAAGTTTACCGCCACAATGATGTTGCTGGCGGCATGGAATGGACCGCGCCAGAAGCGTTTCAGACTATGGGCTGGAATGGGCGAACCTATTGGTCACTGTTAGAGCCCTCGCGTTTCCACGTTGTGAAAGGGTAACGCCATGACATTAACCCAAATTAACGATCTGGCCGCGTTTCTGGAAGCCGAGGGCCTAACCTATCGCGGCACGCTGATTGAGTTGGCCGAGAAGATTTTAGCTTTCGTGGTAGACGGCGAGGGCGATAGCTTGGCTCGCGCATTGGAGCTAACCAAATCACTAGAGCGTTTGCTTGACCTAGACTAATCAATAAGGGGAGCCGCAAGGCTCCCCAACCCCCAAGGCTTACTATCATCTTTCAGGCTTCAGAGGCTTAGCTTCTGCGGCCTCGCGGCGTTTTGCCGGAGTTGATAAACACTGCGTGTTTATCAAAATTATTTTAGGTGGTCAAGCCACCCTGCTTTGTAGGATTGTAAGAAACTAATGTAAGAAAAAACGGCCTATTGTAAGAAACGAAATGGCGGTTTTCTGCGCTTTGTAAGAATGTAAGAAAATTTTTAAGGGACATATGAAACTAGACAGTCCGGACGGACTCTCTCGCCGATTAAAAACCAAACGTGAGAACGTGGACCCCCTCTCATATATATATAAATTTTTTTTTCTTACATTCTTACATTACCCCGTTTTTTCTTACGCAGACCCGCACAAATTCGGGGTTTTTCGTTTTGTAAGAACTATTGTAAGATTTGGCCTTTTCATCCCTTACATTCTTACAACCAAAACCTTACAAACCCCGCCAATTGGCTTGACGCGCCGCCCCTTGGATGATATGCGGTCCCCCGCATATCACTTATCCACACCCCACTTATCCCCAAACAACCAAACCGGCAACAATAACCAAGCCAAACCGGACGCGATTAGTGTTTGACAATGTATGATTGCGGGATTAGTGATTGAGCCATGCCAAGCCGGACGGGCGAGGCGCAGCAAGTGGAGACAGAGCAAATGAAAAACTACCCAAACATTGAGACACGCAAGAGCCCAACCAAAAATGCCTATGTGGGTTATGGCGGCGGCAACGTCTGGCTGATCCACAAAACAACATGGAAGGGCTGGGTTGCCAGCAATCAAACAACGGGCGCAACCCTTAAGGGGCGCGTGCTGGCAGACATCAGCCGCAAACTGAGCGCAATCTAAAAAGTGGAGACTGACCAATGCCTATTTATCAAGCAATCGAGACGAAATATCTGGGCCCGACCAACACGAAGGGCGGGCGTATCAAGGCGGAATGTTGGGGCGGCAGCGTCACCATTTCCTACCCGCACGAGTTGGACACCGACAAGGCGCACGCAGCAGCGGCACAAGCCCTGATCGACAAGATGACAGCCTTGGCTACCAAATACGGGG